AGTTTGCTGTGCTAGACAAAGTCTACCATCATCTCCATACTTAAAGAATGGTTGCCAATCTGTCATTCTACCATAGGTCCATTTGCCATGAAAAAAGCCGCTATCCACTTTTGGCCTTTTGTTACAGGCAATGACTCATGTATGGTAGATTCGTTTACTTGTTCGTCCGGATAGTCGTACTCAAAATACATCATGCCGCCTCTCTTAGGTTCCACAGTGACTCCTAGTTCGGGCCATGTGCATCGTCCGCCTTCGTAATCATCATTGAACCAAAAAATAGCAGTTGCTTTACGGTCGCCGCCTTTGCTGTAGTAAGGTACTACAGTACGGTCATATGGGTAGTCATGATGTAGACCAAAGTATTGTCCTGTTTCATAAAAGTAAATGTCTCCGGCTTCTACATGTGATTCGGGGATACCCACGGTGGTAGCTAACAAACTTTTAAAATATTGTCTGTCAGCAGGATCGGTATCCCAACTAATACTACGCTGTTCTACTTCTTCTGTTATTTGTCCGTAAGTCTGTTCTCGGCTTTCTTTACCGGCATTAGGGTTCATAGCATCTTTGTATTTGGCGACCATAGCATCGCATACATCCAGCGGGATTACATCTTCAAACACACTAATACGTGGATAATCTAATATTATACGTTCGTTCATTTTATTTCCATTTTGGCACTTTTGAGTCTGCCGAACTAACACAACTTTCTGTGATACATTTTTTTGTGCTAGTGAATAATTTAAAATTTTCTAAAGTTCCAAGATGATCGTCATGACAACTATAACCACGCTTGACTTCATTACCTCTTATTATGACACTTTGATAGCCAGCGTTGCAATTCCAATTTTTAAATTTGTTAAAATTAAATGCATTAAAACGCTCTGCTTGATCTAAGTAGTAGTCCTTTTCTCCGTCATTAAGACGAACTTGAAAAACTTCTTCGCCTTGGGATACCTGTGGAAATCCTTCCTGCATCAATTTAATCATGTCATCGCTGTAGCCGTCTACTATTGCACTGGCAGTATCATTACTCTGAGGTTTAAGAGTTACGTTAATACCACGTTTGTGAAAACGTTCACAGCGTTCATACAGTTCGTAAAACTTTTCTGGAACCATAACTTGATTGATTGTAACATGTACAAGCTCGTATTGTAATTGCAAACATTTGTCGCCAAACTCTTGCTCCTTGGCAAACTCATCATGAAAGCTGGCTGTAATACTTCTACGTTGTAGCAGTGCAGTATTGTTACACCACGTATTCCACCACTTGCTTCCGGGTGACAGATTAGTTGTCATATGGATAGTTTGATAATTCTGTCCATCATCTAGATGTTTTACTAGATCGTTCAACTGTTTATAGGCTGTAGGTTCGCCACCGCTAAAGCTCCAGTGGAATCTCTTAAACCCATTTGCAATAGCCTGACGTTTAATTTCATCTACTGCATTAGTATATACTTCTAAACTTTGGTGATCGACTTTGTCGCTACGAGCGTAGGGCCAACAATAACTACAATTATAGTTACAAAATCTTCCCAAAATCCAACTTATGTTAAATAATTGATTATCGAGCATAGTGCGTTGCCCGAATTGAACAATATTTTGAAAAGGTATTTGGTTAAAATTCATATCGCACGTATTTAACGCAAATTCATTAATGCTCAAAAATAATTGACACACTATCCAAACGGTAGTATACTTACATGGTAGACGTGAGTGGAACATGGTATACCTCCTCCTAGTAAGTTGACCCCCAACTGAACGGAGGGCCCAGGCTTGTGACTTAGTCATGCTTTGCAGGTTCGAATCCTGCCGTCTACACCATTTTTAACACAGGCACAGAAAGGCAATTTTATGAAAACAGTATTTTTGATTTTGGCACTAGTATCCAATGTTGCGTTTGCGCAGAACATGGGTATAATTGATCCTAGTAAAAACTTTACAAAAAGCACTACTATCACATGGCGATATGCAGACAACGTGACCGAAGCGTGTAATGCAGAACGAGTACGTAATGGCGAACCAACATATCAACTGCCTAGTAGAGCTTGTAGTTTTTGGACTCATAATACTTGTTTGATTATTACAGCTCGTGAAACTTTGCCAGAATCATTGGCACACGAAGTTTTGCATTGTTTCCAAGGTAAATGGCATTAATGAAAAAAGTATCATCAAGTCCAGAACGACATACCTTTCAAAAAGAAGGGTATGTCAAAAGTTGCGAGAAACAAGGTAAACTGCCTAATCCTGAATACCTTAAAATGTATGAGTCGTGGAGAATAAAAGAAGCCAATCGTATTGAAGATATAGAATGGCAAAAGAATAACATGGAGTATGACTTGCGTACTAGCAAGGAGTTATGCGATAAAGTCAAAGCCAGTGACAACTATGCTCAAAACTTGTATGCCGCAATGTGCAACATGACTTGGCAAAGCAGAGAGTTTTGGCAAGAAATGAAAGGTGAAACTTGGAGTTGCTCTTGGCGCCATGCTGGCGGTATAATAGCTGACATGCGTGAACAAGGTGACTATATCGATTGGTACTGTAGCGGTATCGGCAATGATGATTCTGGATACGGGTTAGACCATCGTCCAGCAACCAATTATGTACCAGAAGGTACTGTGACTGAAGAAATTGAATTGGATCTTAACCGCTTGGGCTGGAGACCAGTTCCCTGGAGCGATGACGAGTAAATGAATCGATTAGTTACGTTTGGCTGTTCAAATACTTACGGGCAAGGTCTAGAAGATCCTAGCACACAGGCATGGCCCGGCGTATTAGCTAATATGATGTCGGTACCTGTAATAAATTTAGGATCACCGGGTGCAAGCAATTTAGAAATTCTAACAACAATATTAAATTTCAAATTTAATCAAGACGACTGTGTTATTATAGGTTGGACTTATCCTGTTAGAGATCTAATTTTTAAAAGACCCGGATTGTTTAAAAATGAAAATTTAAAACTTGGGCCTTGGCTAGAAAACGATATCTATGAAAAATGGTGTTTTGTTCACAATGAATATGATGTCGGTGTCCGTAGTTGGTTAAACATACATCATGCTAATGTATTTTTACAATTATCAAACATAGAAACATATAACTTTTTCCTTGACCATAATTGGTTGATGAAGTACAGACCAAAATATATTACTACGCCAATCTTAAATATAAATTTTTTAAAATTGCGGGATATAGACAAGTCCTCAGATAACAGTCATCCTGGTCCGAAAACACATAAGACTGTTGCAGAAAAATTAAAGAAACTAATATGCAAATAGATACAGAACACTTACACTTTTGGATGTGTGCTATCCGAGAAAGTAATAATCCAATGCGTACCCTTGACGCATTTTGGAGTGGGCAAATGAAAAGCAAAGAATGGCTCATAAATAATTTAGAACCGTTCGTAACCAAACCCAGTAGAATTGAAATACATGGCGGGTGGGTTGGCGTACTGGCCAGTATGATATTTCAAAGTAAAATACCTGCCCGTTATATTGCCAGTGTAGATTTAGATCCACTATGTGAACATGTTGCTACTATGATGAATAAAATAGAAGAACAGGACGGACGCTTCAAAGCAATAACAGGAGACATGTGTACTGTTCCAGTTAATGGTGATGTTATAATCAATACTAGCTGTGAACATATAACTCAAGACCAGTATGAAATATGGCTTGAAAGAATGCCAAAAGATAGTTTACTGGTACTTCAAAGTAATAATTATAATATAGACGAACACATCAGGCTTGCCGAGTCGGTTGACGATTTTGCAAAACAATGTAAAATAAAGGTCCAATGGCAGGGTGAATTGCAATTGCCGTTGTACAACAGATTTATGATAATTGGAAAAAAATGACAACATTAACATTTACAGCAGAAGAACTTTTTGAAGATATCCCAGGAGACCCGGATAACGTTCTTTTGAAACTTCCTCCAGAGATTTGTGAAGCACAAGGTTGGGTAGAAGGCGATACACTTAATATACAAGTGGAAGATGGAAAAATGATAATTAGTAAAGTATGAGCAAGGACGACTTGTTAGAAATGACCGGTAAGGTCACTGAAGTATTGCCAGGTAATATGTACAGGGTACAGCTAGATGAAAATCAGCATATTATTTTAGCTTACTTGGGCGGAAGATTAAAACAACATAAGATTAAGATCATCTTGGGCGATAATGTCAGAGTGGAAATGAGCACTTATGACTTATCAAAAGGTCGTGTAACATATAGGTTATAAAATGAATACAGTAATGGAAACGGTATCTTCTGTTTGCAATAAGGTTAGACATAACAGCAAACACGGTGTAAGTTTTCAAAACTTGTTAACCATGTTACGTAGAGAATTTCGAGAGGGCGGATTTTATCTTAAGATAAAAACCAACAGAGACAAACAATTAGGTCTCGAAGAGTTTTATGTCAATGCATACTATGATGCGGAAGACGACCAAAATAAAGAAATACCCATCGAAGTAGTAGTACATCATAATTTTGAAAAAACCGTAGTATGGGATAGAAAACAAACTACTGATTTTTTAATACAAATCTTTGATGCTACTGTACATGAATACAAACACCAACGACAAAGTATAAAACGCAAGTATCATGTGTATGCCGAAAATGTTAAGGCGCCATATAAAGACTATCTAGCAGAGGACGACGAGCTCGATGCCTATGCATTGAGTATTGCTATAGAACTTTGTCGGACTTTGGGAAAATATAGATCGTTAAGATATTTGGGTAGAGCATCTGCACTTGCCAGATTGAAATTTAATGATCGATTTGTCAGTCCAAACTTAGCGGCTTACTTTGGACAATTTGGTGATGTAAACAATCCTTTACTCAAAAGATTAACCAAAAAGGTCTATATACGACTACAAAAGATTGACACAGACTCAGTTTTCATGTAAAATACAAAGTATATTAACTCAACTAGCGAGCGAGCAATGTCCAAAAAAGAGTTCCCCACACAGCAAGTCCTAGAACTGGCCTGTGCGGCACAACGGATTAACGGCACATATATCAAAGAATCTGAAGCTGTTTATGCAGATGTTGGTGTTTATATCTACACCACG